GGTTCAACAGTTTCTGGAAAACCTCATCGACAGAAGAAAGGGACCGCTACATGTGGTCCGGTGCTTCACAAAAGTGGAGCCGGTGACGAAGGCAACAAGAGTAATATGCCCGTTACACAAGATTCTGTCGTCGCTGCTGGGCCCCCCCACCATGCACGCGGAGAGTGTCTTAGGACAACTCCCGTACCTGGTCAAGGGGCAGGCACTGCCAACTAGGCAGGCCAACTTAGTTAGATTGTGCGGTCCGCGCAATGTGTGGGCTGAGACTGACTTCTCTGCGTTTGATTCCACTGTGACTCTTAGTCACCGGTACGTAGAATGGTTAGCTCTGTCCCCATACATGTCGGATTTGGAGATGTGTGGCTGGGTTATCCTAGTGTGTTGTAGTGAACTGCAGCACATCGACCTAGCCACCACAGATCCTCTGGCCCGGCTCACCATACCCTCATTTCGGTATTCAGGTGAGCCGGCCACAAGCATCGGCAATGCATTACTTAACCACTTCGTGTTGTGGTCACATCCTATGAACCAGAAATTGACTGATGGTCTAAATGAAAGTTCAATTGTGAGCATGCATGAAGGTGATGATGGAATTGTCGGTGCCGAAGCACCTTTTGACTTGTCTAGTTGGGCAACGGGGTTTGGGTTCAACCTTGACGTGGATTGGTTCGCTGATATGCGGTGCGTAAAATTTTGCGGACGGTACATGAGCGGGCCAAACGTTCCACGCTATCGGTCTGTGGCGGACATACGTCGCACACTCGATAAAATGCACTTCAGTGTCGGTGTTCTAGGAGCGGTTTCTCATCTATCGCTCTTACGTGCCAAGGTCCTGTCTACTTTTAGCCTGGACCCGGCCACCCCAATAATCTCCCACGTAGCGTGGGCTTGTTGGCACCGATACGATCTCAAGCATGCGGAGCTTGGGAGTTCACGAGATGACCGCTGGAAACTCATCCTTGCAGGGACAACCGCAGAGCCTGGTATAATGCCACCTTATATATCTGATGAAGATTATGAGTGTGTGAAATGCCAAGGACTGGACCCCCTGCAAGCAAAGACGTTTTGTTCTGACATTGAGAGAGCCATCCACACGGGTGGTCCTTTCCCATTGATGGACTTCGGCGGAGAAGCAGCGAAGGTGACGCTTCACTGCATAGCGAGCATTTAATATTGCGTCAGGTGGAGAAACCCCCCTGTCGTCAACCCTGTCACTCAGTGACCAAAACAGACCCATTTATGCACAACCACGGTAATGCATCAGCCCTCATGAACGGACTTCGGTCCAAGGACCCAACTGTCGCTCTCTGCGACCACAAGTTGCTCACCCGATCTGGTTGTGAGTGGGTTAAGCTCGCGCTTGACCCATTCCACGACTATGAGCTGCCATGTGTTGAAGGTTACCCTGACCTCGCCACTGGCACCTCCCTGGTGATCAGGGCCCAACAGTCCATGACCATCTCAGCGCCTGCCGGTGTAACCGGCGCTTGGGATGCTCACGTGACTGCCGGCCCCCTCGACTACGCCCTAGCCTGCGACCCACTCGACCCCGCAAGTCATGGGGACGCAACCTGGGCCGGGTCGTGGTCGTCCACTGGCTGCTCTCCCGGTACCCTCGACACTGACCATGTTGGTAAGTGGCGAAATGATGGATGCCGGATCGAGTGCTGCCCAGCGGGCACTGCCACCTGGAGCGCGGCGCCTACCAGCGCCACGCACACGGTGACCAACATCGTTCTTGACCA